CCAAGAGGTGAGTTAGGTCAATCAGCTGGAGAGGCAGAACTTTTTATGATTGTAGAACACGTTAGTGGTTTATTAGAAGATGTAGAAGCAGAAATTAAAAGCATGAGAAACAACGCAGTTAATATAGAATTTTTAAAGAAAAGAACTGAAAAATTAACTGAAGATGTAGAGAAGTTAATTAGAAACGGAAGTAATCATCAATGATAGAAACTGTATTTGCACTTATACTTACATTAAACGGAAATATGATAGAGCATGTATATAAACCGAATCTCAGCGATTGTTTGAAATCAAAGCGTATCGCTCAAAACGAGGTAAATCCGGAGCGAGTTGTATTTTCTTGTAAAAAAGTAAAGGCTAAAACAGAAATATACATGGATCGGAAGAAGATTTTAAGTATAATAGAATAATGAGATTAAGTAAACACTTTACTCTGGAGGAGATGACCCGTTCTATGACGGCTGCTCGTAAGGGCATCGACAATACACCAGGGTCAGGTGAGATACATAATCTTACTGAGGTTTGCTATAATATATTAGAACCACTTCGTGCAAAGTTTGATAAACCAATTACAATAACATCAGGCTATCG